CCAGCAGCAAGACTGCTAACAGTAATTGCAGTTCCTACGAGCGTAGCATCCTTGAGTGCAGAATTATTTGGGATAAACAGTTCAAAGACGAGACCAGTTGCAACACCAACAGTAGTTGTGGTTACGCCAACGATAGTTCCAAAGTCTCCACTGTAGGTGATTCCTGCGTTAAGTCTTTCTGCAAGAAGTGCAGGAGACTCGATAAGAACCACTGGAGGATTGGATTGAGAATAACCAGTCTTGGCAGTTCCAAGAGTGATAGAAGTTACTACTCCAGCAGTGATTGATGCTGTTGCAGTCTGTCTCATGGTTGTTCCGAGACCAACTGGATTCTCGATAATAACAGCAGGTGCGGAAGAATAACCAGATCCACCGTCAGAGATTACGATAGAAGTGATCGTTCCAGCAGATCCAACAACAGCAGTAGCAGCTGCTCCTACTCTTGCGTCTTGCGAGACCAACGTAACGTCCTTTTGGAAAGCGAGTGAAGTTGCGCTTTCATTATCTTGGTTGAACAAGACTTGGACATTTTCAACATAGATGGTCGTGGATCCAACTCCAACAGTCTGAATAACATTTGTTGTTGGGAATACGTTTGCCCTATATTGAGTTCTATCTTTGGCAACTCTTTCGCCATTGACAACCTTATCTACGGTCTGCTTACACCAGGTGACTGGTCTTTCCAAATTAATATCATTGGCAAGACCTGGACCATAATATGCATTCGTAGTTACCTGATCCGTTGAATCAACACTGTATACTAGTCTTTGTTCTTCATCAAAGTATGAACTTTGATTTGCCAGTGGATCAATATTAATATCTAAGGTATCACCTTCTTTAACTGTTTCGAGAATATCAACAGACTTAACGTCAACAGAACCATTTCCTTTGTAGAACAGAATATTTACAGTATCTCCAGGAACCAAAGGCTCTGGGAATATGATCGTGCTTCCTCCGTTAAAGGTATAACCTTCTCCAGGAACTTGGAGAATATTATTGACCAGAACAATCAAGACATCTTGTACAACGATAGGTGAACCCTTAGAGGCGATAATAGAAGTAATAGTGCCATCAATTTTAAGTTGGAAGTCAGTTTTCTGTCCGTCAAACTCATCATCGAAATTGTCTATAGTTTGGAGTTGACCAAGAGACCAACCAGCGAACTTATCAGAATAGATCTTTTCAACATTGATAGTAAATCTTTCAAAGTCGCCGCCAAGTGTTGGATTTGTAGGGATACCAGTTGGTCCTCCAGTAGGAATAGTCAGATTTTGATTTCTTCCATATCCAAATCCAGTATTAGAGATTTCAAAGTCAGTAACATCAGATCCAAATCCAACGTTGATATTGACTTTTGCTTGAGTTCCAACTCCAGTTGAAGATTCAAAGAGACCATCAGTTTGATAAATCAGAGGAATATTGACATAAGCTAGTGGATCTTCAATAATAACTTCTGGAAGATCAGAACTTGTGTATCCACTACCAACGCTAGTTACGTGAACTGTATCTAATAGATTTCCAGCACTAATAGTCGCAACACCAATGTGAGTGACTGTTTGAATACCAACTGCACTGCTTGCAACTCCAACTCTTACGATACCGACAGATGGATTAAAGACTCTGACCAGAACTGAAGTTCCAGCAGGAATTTCAGAGGAAGCCGTGCTTCCAATTCCAATGTTGACCGAAGTTGTGCCAACAGAGATGATTGGAGTAGGTCTACTGAAGAATGATCCAACTCCAATAGAAGATGCCGCGCCAGCATTGAATTCAAGATACTTGAATACGCTGTTCTGATCATTTATAGTAATTATAGTTGCTCCAACAGCAACAGTTGTTGCAACACTGGTAAGAACATCGTAACTTTCAGCAGCTCTATATCCAGAACCAGTATTTCCGATAGAAATCGCAGAGATAGTTCCAGCAGCAGAAACTGTTGCCGTACCACCTGCAGACACTCTAGGTTGATATCCAAATCCCTCAGAAGAACCGACAGAAACAATAACTCCGCCGATAGGAAGGTTAGATGAATTTACATCATAAGTAATGTTTTGACCGTCATTGACAAAGACCGCAGAAGTAATACCTGCCTGTTGAGCAAGAGTGAAGTTCTGGTTTAGTCCAGGAACTTGAATGATATCATTGATCAAGAGGACAGCATTGTCATTCTCAAATCCAGTGACATCTGATCCAGAAGACTTCAATGCAAACGTATCGTTAGTTCCATTAAATTGATCTGACACATCATCAAAGATATAGTTTGTTCCATAGGTCTTAGTTGTAGACCCTGGAGTTCCAGATCTAATGAATACTCTTCCTTGGAAGGTAGAACTTGTAGTAATACCAGTCCAATCTCTCTCATTAGGTGGATTTGTTGTTGAACCAATAGGAATGTTACCAAATGGTGCCTCAACAAAGTTCAGAGTATTGTTAACAATGTTATAATTACCTTGAACCTTGGTTACAAGAGCGCCAGTGCTATATCCTGCTCTTCTTGTTCCAAGCCATGCTCTCCGAATTCTTACTTGGTTTGTAGAACCAACGCCAACAGATTCAACCTTCATGATTTCATCGTCAATCTGAAGAAGATCTCCTCCAGAAATGGAACCAATTCCAGACAGGAACATACTACCTTGACTTGAGAACAATTGATCGCTCAGAGAAGTTGTAAGCGCAGTTGCAACAACAGGAGACTGAATATAGTTGTCAATTGAAATCAAACACTTGGTGTTCTGATCAGTTGCAGTGAAAGTATGAGAAGTTCCAATTCCAACAGATGCAATATCAAAGTAATCATTTGGAACTGCTGCCAGAGCTTTCTCTGCAGTATCAGTGAGTCTGATCTTATTCGCATCAACCTTGATAGCAAAGACAGTTCCTGGAAGTTTATCGGTAGAAACACCAGAAATGGTTGTTGTTCCAATACTAATATTTTCAGTTGTTCCAGCACCTGGAGTGCTATAAGTCAATTGCTCACCACTAACAAAGAAATGATTTGGAATAGTGATTGCATTTGGAACCTCTAATCCAGCAGAAGATCCAACTACATCTCCGTCACTAGCATCGATATATCTCTCAAATACTTGATAACCGCCATATAAAATATTAAATGCTCTCTTAATGTCTACGTCTGTTCCTGCATATGAACCATACTGAGTATCAATATATGCATTAGTGAAGTCAATCTTGACAGGAGCAGATCCATCATCAACGAACTTCATGTAGTTGTAGTAGGTCTTAACTTCAGTGTGAATATTTTCGTTAGGAGTAAACGTAATTCTTACAACATCACCAACCACTGCAGCACCAAAGGTTCCAAGACCTGCTGCTGGGGCAGTATCACTTACAACAGTTCCAAACTCTGAGATATAAGTCTCATTAAAGTCTGGTTTGTCAATGACTAACAATTCGGTCATCATATGATGATCATTATCTGGATCAGATACTTGAACAATACAATATGCAGCGTTGTAAGTATCATTATCATATTCTGCAATTGCATTTGCAGTTGGAGAACCGCTAGACGCGATTGAAGTTGGCAGAGCACCAATTTCTGCATCATTAAGACCCTCTGAACCAATTCCAGTTCCTGCACTTGAGAGTCCAACAATTATCGTATTGACAGAAGAAGCGACAGATACATTTGGAGCAAAATCAACTTTGATATTACTACCATCGATATATGCGTTGTATGTTCCGAGTCCTGAATAACCACCAGACCAAGCCTCTTGATTGATAGATGACAATTCGCCATATTCAACCAAGTCTACAGTAGTTCCATCACTGATAATATTGAGTTCATCATATTCAAACTGATTGTCAACAGTCTTAGTAAGAACAAGAACCTTAGCTGCGGTATATGTGTTGGCAATACTAACAATGTTTGTTGTTGTTCCAATAGATACATTCTGACTACTGGAAGTGATCTTTACAGCACCACCAAGAGTTTGTGTATCAGTGCTTGTTACTGCTGCCCCAATATTATAAGAAAGAGTGAAGACATTGTATGGATTGATCTCAAACTTATTGGGGAAGAACTGAAGAACACCTTCAGTTCCATCAAGAGTGTAATCGAAGGAACCCAACTCAACTTCAGTAGAGGTAATTGCATACTGGTTAATAAATCCAGCACCTTGCTTATCATGAAGGATCGTAACCATTTGAATCTGAGATTCTGCAGTTACGTCTGTGTCTTGAATATAAGTAACGAACTTGTGACCACATGCGTCTGCGATAGGCCAACGTGCAACTTCACTAAATTTAGTTGCTCTAGGATTACTATTGAACTGACCAGAAACGTTGTCAACATTTAGAACTCTGTTACCAATAGACTCTTCATAATCAGTTAAAATTCTATTCTTAAAGAAAATCTTGTCAGAGAATAATCCTTTGTTGTTCTCAGTTACAATATCAAAATTATCATAGCAATGTACATCAGGATAACTGATAAAATCAATAACCTGACTGAAGTGGGATTGTGTGGTGCCCAGTCCAACAACTGGATTTATGTCTGGAGTATTTTCAATAATCAGATCAGAGAATCTCTTAAATCCAGAAGTATGGTTAAGTGAACCGACGACTTCATCCCAGGTTTCCAAATCAACTTTAGATCTGACAGAGTAAGAGAATCTCTGATAATAATCACTATCTTGAATAACCTGTCTAGTATCATTCAAGAATCCAGTAATATCTTCCCATCCAGATTCTACCCTGGAAGTAGATTCGAGATCATATTCTGAATCTGAAGAAATAATAGAAGCAATGATACCCCTAGTTCTAGAAGATTGACCTTCAACAGTATTTCCTATAGTAAAGTTGCGGAAAGTGTCAATCTTCAAATAACCATTCTGAGGATTCCATCTTTCAACAACTCCAGTATCTTTTTCATTCTCCAGAGTTATAAGATCTTCTCCTACAACAAAGTCTGTAGTAGTTAATGTAACGTCAAAAGTTGGAAAATGCTTCTTAGGAATAATTCTTCCAGCAGATCTAGTTGGACTAAAAGTTCCTGGAGCTTCTCCTGTAGGGAGATATCCATCCAGACTAAAAGTTACAATACCTATGCCGCCAATGTTCTCCTGAACTGCGGAAACAACAAATAACTTATAGTTGTAGTCTTTTGTGTTATATCCTTTACCAGTATCGACAATTTCAACCACGCCTTGTGGATTAGTTGATGCGATACCAACGCTGGTGCTTTCAATCATAATCTCATCACCAACTGCGAATGGGAATGCCCCAACAGTTGTGATTCCAGACGACAAAGTTATAGTGACATCTTTAGAACTAGAATCATACGTTATGGTTCCAATTCCCATACCATTAGTATTGTTGGTTGGGAGGAGTGTTGGCGTTACAGGATTAATTCCAAAAGTGTTACTTACGATTTGGAGTTGGTTTGATCCAAAACTAAATCTCAGATCAACTTCTTCTTTCAGGTCTCCAGTCTCTCCATCAAGAAGAATGACCTTAGGTTCAATAGAACCATAACCATATCCATAGGAAGTGACTCCAACGGCATCAAGAATTGCAAGAGAGTTAATCTTTACAATTTCAGGGAGTTTTGCTGCAGGTTTAAGAGTCTTGTCAAATGGATAGTCAAATCCAATGTCTCTAAGTTTTGTCTTCTTTATAGCGCCAATATCAGTACTTCCAATTTGGAATACTGCATTAGATCCAATTCCACTGGTTACAGATTCGATTGATGGAAGAGTGTAATAGTTTGCCCCAGGATTAGTAATCTTCAATTCAGCGACTGAACCAATTCCAGTAGAAGAGTCGGTTGAATAGTTAATGATCGCAGTGCTTGAAGTGTATGAAAGAGTTTCTGGAACCGACTTAATATCATATCTAAATGACGTTGGAGAAGAAATAGATACAATCTGTTTTCCAGAATATTGACTATCAAGAACTTCAAGTTGATTATATCCAATTACTTCGGGATCACAAACAACATTTTTTTTAGATGTTGGGAGTTGATCCTCAGAAATTGGTGTTAACTTATAGAACAGAGTTTTTGGAATTTTGCTATTAGTCTTCAGAGTAACTTTTCCATCAACACCCACAGTTCCTGTAGTCAGAACTTCAAAGTCCTCATCCTTTGTAGTCTTATCAAACTCAGTATCGAAATTAGAGTCGGTATATAATACAAACTTAAATGCTGGATATGAAATAGAGTTTCTAGTATAAGTCAGAGAAGAATCGGACAAATCAAACTCAACAGTAGAATCTTTGTATACCTTAATTGGTGGGTTGATTGGAGAGAATGAAGAATCAGTTGCGCTAGTGATATCAACAATTGTAGGAACAGCACTTACAGCACTAAACTGAGATTCTGACAGTTTGATCTTATCTTTGTTGACAATAACTGCATAGTAAATCGTTTCATTAGACAATCCTCCAGCAGGAGAAGAAGCAGTATAAATCAGAGACTGACCCGATTGATATCCGTGATCAGGAATCGTGATTTCGTTAGAAGTTACATCAATTGAACCTGCAGCAACGTCTTTCTTATCAATGATAATTCTCTGGTTATAATCATTATAAGATACTGCAAACGACGTAGTAATTGAAGGTCTTACGTCAACATAAACATTGTCAAGAACGGTCAGACCATGAGTTGAAGCAGTAGAGACTGTAACAGTGTTCTTGAATTGAGAAACTGAAATTACGTTAGGATAGTTGGTTACAAAACTGTGATTGGCACCCTGACCGTATCCAGTGAAGAACAGAAGTCCTTGATGTGCGTTAGTTGAACCAATTCCAGCAAATGTGCCAGTGGAGTTGAGACCAACTCTAATTGTAGAAACACCAATCTGGTCTTCACTAATCTTGGCAACAAATAATTTCTGCTGATCAGCAAGAGCAAAAGTTGATACGCCAGCAGTAGAAACACCGATACCCTCGTCTTGACTATTAAGTCTATAGATTAGTTCATCGCCTGTTTTAAGACCGTGGCTTGGCAGGTATAGCGTCTGTGTTGGCAGGAAGACGTTGGTTGCACCAGATCCA